CGTCAGGTAGCTGTACTAAGGGCCAGCCAAGAGACTCTATCTAAAGACTACAAAGATCTCCAAGCTCGTAAGGCTACGATGCTCAAGGATCTGAAGGGAACAAGGGAGCAAAGGATCAAGGCGATTGAGGATAGTAAGCAAACTTTCGCTTCATTGGTGAAAGAAATAGCAACTAACGAATCGTTTAGGACCAAAATTGGTGTCGATATGGAGAAAATGAGATTAGCAATGGAAAACGAGAAAGAACGATTGTCAGAGTACATGACTTACGAAGATGGCACCGTCGATAAGCCGTTCTTAATACCCGAAAAAGAAGAGAGTGATCATGATTAGCTATTTTATATGGTTTGCGGTTTGGACGATAGTAATGGCCTTTGGAGAATATTTAATACATAAACATACAATGCATAGAAGAAAAATGTGGCTTCCCAATTGGATCTGGAAAGATCATGCAGTGGAGCACCACAAGAACGAGAGAAACGACATGAATATAGACCTACCAGTCTGGAACCACCTAATCATAGGTAGCCCGCTGATTGTTGGGGCTTTTTTTGTGGGCCTTCCATGTTTATTGGCTTTATTGAGTGTTTTTGTGTTTCATTCCTATACTTGGACTAAAATACATAGGGGGATACATGATTTGGAGACCAACTGGATAATGAAGTGGTTTCCTTGGTACTATGAGTGTGCAAAGAAACATCACGAATTACACCACCACCGACCCGGAAAAAATTTCGGTGTCGTTTATTTATTTACAGATTATATATTCAGGACAAAAATGAAATGAAAGCAATTATTTTCGGTATAACCGGACAGGACGGAAGTTACTTAGCTGAATTGCTTCTGAGAAAAGGATATGAAGTAATTGGAGTAACTAGAAGGGTCAGTGTAGACACTTCAACTAGAATTTCTCACATCTTGCCCGAAATAACCATCGTCGAAGGAGATGTGACCGATGGCTTTAATGTGAACAAGATTATCCAAGAGCATGAGCCGGATGAGGTATACAATCTTGCGGCACAGTCTCATGTGGGCACTAGTTTCAAGCAGCCAAGCTTGACTTGGGATATAACAGCCGGTGGTGTGCTTAATATTCTTGAGGCGATTAAGTATAGTCCTAGAAAACACGATATCAAGTTTTATCAGGCCAGCAGTAGCGAGATGTTTGGCAAGAATTATAATGTTGACGATGTGGCCACCCTGATGATGAAAAACGGAGAAGTCGTAACTGGCGAGAATGGAAAGGGCATGTATGGTTACAAAAAGTATCAAGACGAGGATACCGCTTTCATGCCTCAGAGTCCCTATGCTATCGCTAAACTTGCCGCACACCATCTAGTACGAAATTACAGAGAAAGCTACGGCATACATGGTTCCTGTGGGATTTTGTTTAATCACGAAAGCGAAAGACGAGGAGAACACTTTGTAACCAGAAAAATTACCAATTGGATTGGAAAGTTTCACGAGTTCATGAGAAGTGGTGTTGTCGTTATCGAAGGAGTTAGCTATAAAGGAAATCACAAGATTCCGGAAGACATGATAGCTAGAGTTTCTCACGGCGAACTAAAGCTTTTCCCAAAGTTAAGGCTTGGGAATCTAGATGCTTGCAGAGACTGGGGCCATGCAGAGGATTATGTGTACGCGATGTGGATGATGCTACAGCAAGATGAGCCAGACGATTATGTTATAGCTACTGGCGAAACACACAGTGTTAGAGAATTTTTGGACGCATCTTTCAGCAGGATAGGAGTAGAAGACTGGGACGATTACGTAATAATTGATCCTGAATTCTATCGTCCGGCAGAAGTGGATTATTTACTAGGACGGCCTGACAAGGCTTCGTGCAAACTAGGATGGACGCCTAAAATAAGTTTCAAAGAATTAGCAGAGAGAATGGTGGATTACGATGTCAAGAAAGCGGGATTACAACGATCCAACGTACAAGTTGTTCAGAAGCACTGTTCTCAAAAGGGATAAGTTCACATGTCAAATGTGCGGAAAGAAAGGAAGGGGAACTTGGCTAAACGTTCACCACATAATGAAGTGGAGTTCAGCTAGTTCTCTTCGTTATGACCCAGATAATGGAATTACTTTATGTAAAAACTGTCATGATGAAGTAACAGGAAAAGAAACACACTATATGTCATATTTTCTAGAAAAAATAAAGAGAGGTAAAAAATGAATCCCATGAAAAGCGAATTTTTTAAAATTATAGCAACAATAAAACAAGGCGAGGTTATAGAGTTTGATCTTGTTGGCAAGGATCATCTTTGGCCAGAGGCATACAGTACCGCCGGAGCTTGGCTAGATAAAAACGCATGTGGAATCGATATGATAAAATCTGCCGATTCTAAAAAAATTACAATTAGCAGAGGTAAGACTTCAGAGGCCCCTAAAAACGTTCCTGTGTTTGAGTGCGTAAAGGTTGAGCCTGAAGTAAAAGTTGAACCAGAAAAGACGTTTTCGTGGGGGATGCCTAGTGAGAAAAAAGATAAAGAACTATAAAGTTATAAAGGACACAAGAGAACAGGACGGATGGTTCTTCTCGGAATACGATAAGTGCGAAGGCACAGAAATGGGAACTCTTCATACGGGTGATTATACCTTGAAGGGTTTTGAGGATGTTGTTTGTATAGAAAGAAAAGCATCAACCTCAGAGATAGCTATGAACTTAGGAAGGAAGAAAAAGCCGTTTATGGAAGAGATGGAAAGAATGAAGGACTATCCTTTTTCTTTTCTAATATGCGAGTTTGATATGGCAGATGTTTTGAGATTTCCAGAAGGATCAACGGTTCCGCATCGTGCGAGATCTAAGGTGAAGATTACCGGTAAGTATTTGCTGAAGTCTTTAATGGAGTTTCAAATATGGTATGATACTAAGATAATATTCTGTGGCAACAAGGAGAATGCATTTTTGGTTTGTAACAGTATATTTAAAAGGCTTAACGAACTTTTCCACAAAGAGGACAAAGATGACTAATTCTAAAATATCAATGGCCGAGGAAGCACACTCTCACAATCTAATTATTAATACGAGAGAAATATTTTTGCATGGTAACTACTCGCCAGACGAAGGCGATCCCGGTGTTGATTGGAGAATGGCAAACACGCTTGTTAAAAATCTTAGAATTTTAGAAAATGTTTCTGCTGGCGATATTACTATTCATCAAATGAGCATAGGTGGCGATGAAGAGGCGGGCTATATGATGTACGACGCAATCAAGCGTAGTAAGTGCCACATTACTATATACACCCATGGTGTTGCCGCTTCAATGGGTTCTATCGTTCCACAGGCCGCTGACCATAGAGTCACTATGCCAAATTGTTGTTGGTTGATACATCGCGGAACAACGGGGATTAGTCCACAGCTAACTAGGAAGCAGGCTAGATCTTGGGCATACTGGGAGGATTTTTGTGACAAGAGAATGATAGATATATACGTTGAAAAATGTAAAAGCTCGCCACGTTACAAAGGCAAGAAGGAGCATCAGATTCGTTCAGACATAAAGAGAAAGCTAGACGCTAAGGGTGATTGGTTTTTAACTTCTGAAGAGGCTGTTGAGTTTGGATTCGCTGATGCAGTGGAGAAAATATGATAACAGATAATCAAAAGCTACAAGACGCTTGGCTAAATATAGAAGTAAACGAATCGACTTTGTTTAATCCTATGGATTTTGTAATGGGCGATTCCGATAATGAAAAGCTACTAGAAAGAGTGGCGTGGCTCATGATGAGACCTGAATACTTTTCTTTCGCCTGTAAGTATATTTTAAACATAGAGCTTTCCCCTTTTCAATCTCTTTTGCTCTACGAAATGTGGAATAGAAAATTCCCTATGCTTATAGGTAGTCGTGGTATGGGTAAATCTTTTATCCTCTCTGTGTATCCTCTCCTCCGAGCTTTATTCATGCCACGACGCAAAATAATTATTGTAGGTGCTGCTTTTAGACAGTCAAAGGTTCTTTTTGAATACATGGATACCATTTGGAAAAATGCTCCTGTTTTAAGAGATCTTTGTTCTGCCAATAGCGGGCCAAGGAGAGATGTAGACAGGTGTGTTATGCACATTGGGCAAAGCACTATAACCTGCTTACCACTTGGTGACGGTAGTAAAATTAGAGGCCAGAGGGCAAACGACATTATTGCTGATGAATTTGCCTCTATCCCAAGAGATATTTTTGAAAACGTCGTTGCTGGCTTTGCTGCCGTCGCCTCCTCTCCAATTGAAAAAGTAAAAGAAAAAGCTAGAGAAAAGAAAGCTAAAGAACTTGGCATACCAGTAAGTAAGCCAAAAAAGGGTATGGGATCAGATAAGTCAAACCAAATTATCTTATCTGGTACAGCCTACTATGATTTTAATCATTTTGCAGAATACTGGAAGAGATATCATGCAATTGTTTCTAGTGCTGGAAATCGCACAAAACTTCAAGAAGTATTCTCTGGTTCAGTGCCTGTAGATTTTGACTGGACGGAATACTCTGTCATAAGAATGCCTGTAAACAAACTTCCTGACGGCTTCATGGATAGTGGTCAAATAGCCAGAGCCAAAGCTACGGTCCATTCAGGAATATATAATATGGAATACGGTGCAATATTCACAACCGACAGCCAAGGCTTTTTTAAGCGTAGTCTTCTTGAATCCTGCACTACGTCGCCATCCAAGCCTGCCATTCTCAATTCGGGTGACGTTTGGTTTGAGGCTTCTCTAAAGGGCGAATCTGGCAAGAAATATGTATTCGGCGTAGATCCTGCTTCGGAAGTTGATAACTTTAGTATTGTTGTACTGGAAGTTAACTCTGATCATCGAAGAATCGTTCATTGCTGGACAACCAATCGCAAACAGCACAAAGACAAGCTAAAATCTAAACTTGTTGACGAAGATGACTTCTATTCTTACTGTGCAAAAAAGATAAGACAGTTAATGAAAGTCTTCCCATGCTCTGAGATCGCCTTAGACGCCCAAGGCGGCGGTATCGCTATCATGGAGGCGTTGCATGACAAAGATAAGATTGCCGAAGGAGAGGTGGCCATATGGCCCGTAATAGAGGAGAAACCAAAAGACACAGATGACAACGCAGGGCTGCACATCTTGAGATTGTGTCAGTTCGCAAGGGCCGACTGGTTGGCAGAGGCTAACCACGGTCTAAGAAAAGACTTTGAAGACAAGGTGGTCTTATTTCCCTATTTTGATTCCGCTAGTCTTGGTTTAGCCCTAGAATTTGACAAGGCTTCTGGCAAAAAGTATGATACCTTGGAAGACTGTGTTATGGAAATAGAAGATCTTAAAGATGAACTTTCCATGATTGTCATGACGCAAACAAGTACCGGCAGAGAACGATGGGACACCCCCGAAGTAAAAACCGGCGTAAATAAAAAGAGCAGACTGAGAAAAGACCGCTACTCTTCTTTAATTATGGCCAACATGTCTGCCAGATCTCTATCTATTGAAAAAGAGATAATTGAGTATGGTGCTTTTGGAGGATTTGCACAAAATAATCAGGCTAATTTCTCCGATGACAAGCTTTATCATGGTCCAAGTTGGTTTACTGAAAAAACTCAGAATTTATACTAAGTTGTGTATACAATCATATTGGCAATACTATTCATAATACAATTACAACCGGAGACTGATATTAATGTCCGATCCTCTATATAAAACATGGGCCAGCGATTCAGAAAAAGCTAGTATTTATAATCTTGATTTAGACGGGTATAACGGGGTTGCCCATAAGTCATTAGCACATTATCCGTATCCGTCTTCCAATAGACAGACGTACATTGATGTTGATACGAACAGGTCTGTCCGTCCAAGCTTTAATCGTTCTGATTACGACGCTTTTCGTCCGGGCGAGTCTATACCAAATAAGCAAAAGAGAATCATGGGTGCTTGCATGAACGCCTATGACAGAGTTGGAATTATCAGAAACATTATAGATCTGATGAGCGACTTTGCTTCTCAGGGCTTAACTCTTGTGCATCCTAATAAGAATATTGAAAAGTTTTACAGAAAGTGGTTTAGTCAAGTAAATGGAAATGATAGATCTGAAAGATTTTTAAACTACTTGTACCGCTGTGGAAATGTTGTTGTACAAAGAAGAACCGCTAAATTAGACCCTAAAAAAGAGGCCGAACTGAAAAGGGCAGCCGGTGCAGATGTTGTTATAGAAAGTATCAAGGCAAAGAAGCGAGAAGTTCCTTGGATGTATGATTTTCTAAATCCTGTGGCGGTTGAGGTGAAGGATTATGGAATGTACTCCGTTGGCAAGCCTGAGTTCTTTTTAAATATGTCCAAATATACGTATCAATCTCTGTTAAAGACCTCACATGACAGCAAGAAGGTTTTCAAAACGCTGCCAACCAACTTCCAAAAAATGATAGCGGGCGGAGAGAGGAAGGTTCCTCTAGATCCCGATAGCATCTTCTTTTATCACTACAAGAAAGACGACTGGCTATTGTGGGCCAACCCTATGATTTATGCCATTCTTGATGATATCAACATGCTTGAAAAAATGAAATTGGCAGACTTAGCAGCATTAGATGGTGCTATTTCAAGTGTTAGATTGTGGACAC